ATCGCGCGCAATACGGCCCATGCCTTGCGTGCCGCGCCCGCAGTGTCGACATTCGCAAGCCATTTGTCGACCAGTTCCACGCTGATCGCGCCCATATCCATGCCGCCGAAGCATGGCATGACATGCAGCCGCCACGCGGACTCGTAGCCCACGCGCGTGGACTCTCGCAGATTCGCCATGCAGTACGGCCAAAACCGGCCGTTCCAAAACTCTCGTAACAGCATTTTCAACCTCCAAAACCCACACGCCCGTTGGCCTATCCAACGGGGACGAACGTGTGGGTTTTACCCACCGTAAAGGAGCTTTTCCATGTCTTTGCTCGCTCACGTCGTCGATTGGCTCGTGCCTTTTATCTGTGGCGGCGTGGCCACGGTTTTGGGCCTGATGTGGCGATGGGGCAAAGCCATGGTCAACGGCCTGCGCGAGCTCCTGCTGTGCCAGTTGGAGGACCTGCGCCGGGAAATGGTCATCGAGCACGACGGAGTGGCGGACGAGGACCTCAAATCACGCTCCCAACGCCTCTACGACAGCTATCACAGCCTGGGCGGCAACGGCCACGGGACATCGCTCAACAATGACATCCAATCCGCGCCGATAGCGCCACGACAGTCCTGACCCACGACCGTGGGCCACAAACAATATCCATCCCAGAGAAAAGGGAAACATGGTCAACAATTTGAAACGTCATCCCAAGCCCTCGCTGCCGGACGAGCTTCGCCCGGACGTAGCTCCGGAAACCATAACCGAATCCATTAAGGAGGAGTAATAATCATGACCCAAATCCATATCAGCATCAGGAAGCCGAGGACCGGCGGCTTGGACCCGGTCACCGGCCTGATGCGATTCCGTCCGGTGCGTCGTCATTTCGACGCGGAAAAGAATCTTGTCATCGCGGCCTCGTTCGACGCGGACTTGTCCGAGACGGGTGAGCTGACGGTTGACCTGCTGCCTACGACGCCCGCTTTCGTGTGGCAGGTTGTGGAGTTGGCTGATTCGCCGCAAGCGTACACGCGCTACGTCGAGGTGCCGGACTCCAAGACCAAGGTCGAATACGCGGACCTCGTGGAGGTTGACGCGGGCACGTTCGTCCCGAAGGACATGCAGGGCTCCCAATTGCTGAAGGTTCGCCACGCTTCCACCCAGTCGGAGGCTGAGACGCTTTCCGCCCGATACCCGGATGCGGTGGTGCTCTTCGACGAGACCGCCACGACCATGAAGGCCGCTGCGGCCTTGAGCACGTTGGAGTCCATCACGGCCGAAGCGCAGACGAACGCCGCGTTGGCTAGGAGCGCCATGCTGAGCGCCCGGTCCTCGGCTGATTCCGCGACCGCCACCCAGTCCGACCTTAATATCCTCGCGTCGAACGCCAACACGTTGGCGGCTAGCGTCGCCAATGATTCGCAGACCGTGGCCGACACCGCCAACGCGGTTGCGGCGAAGGGCGAATCGGCTATCGCCACCATCGATTCGACGGTGCAGGCGGTCAAGGACAAGGCGGAGGCTGCGACCACCGTACTGCCTTCCACCGGCACCACCGAAGGCACCACCGACACCGGCACCACCGAGGAAACCACGGAGGAACCCGGCAAGGACTCCACGCCAGCCAAGGCCAAGAAGGCCACCGTGAAGGGAGCCTGACCATGCCAGCCTTTTACGCCGGCAAACGTGTCGGCAAACCGTTGATGGGAGGCCACACGTACAACGCCATGTTCAATGGCAAGCTCGTGTGGCCCCTCGACAAGGACACGGTCGTCTCCGTCAATATCACGGATGATAAGGGCAAGCCGTTGCCCAAGTCGCTGGCCGTGTCCGGCACTTTGAAACTGGGGGCGAAGGCCACGTATGCGGACGGTCATGTTGGCGATCTGCTCACCACCAATGACGTGACGTTCGCGAGCAGGGACACTTCCACCGCCACGGTTTCGGGCAACACGCTCACGTGGAGGCATGGCGGCACGATTCTCGTCACGGCCACTGTCAACGGTTTCACCAGCGCCGCCGCGTCGATCGCCTCCGCCTACGCGCCCGAGTCCATCAAGGTCACGGACGATTCCGGCAAACCCACCGACAACATCACCCTGCGTGTGGGAGAGGAAAAGTACCTCCAGGTGCGTGTCCTGCCCACGGAAGCGTCGCAGGAATTCACCCCCACGGTCAAGGATCGGACCATCGCGACCACGGCTTGAAACGAGCGGAACACGAACGCGCCGACGATGATGGGTGCCTTATCCCCGTGTCCACGACACCACCATCGGCGCGGACATCACCCCGGTCCTACGAAAACTCTCACAAACAAGCCCCCCCCCCATCGTGTGGGGCTTACCTCATAGAAAGGAAACCCAACATGGGTGGAATACGAGTCACCGGACTTCTGATGGGGTCGACCAGTCTCGACATCAAGGCCGGCTCCGTCACCAAGACCATCCCGGTCACCGTCAAATCCCGCAACCTGCTGTCCTATGGTCCCGCCGAGGGCAACGGTTTGACCGCCACCGTTAACAGTGACGGGTCATTGCATGTCACCGGCACCGCCACCGGTCAATGGATGGGCGTGTCGTGGACGTTCCCATGCCCGGTACAGGGCACCGTGAAACTCAGCGGCACTAGTCTCGCCGGTTTGAGCTTCAACATCAAGTGCCTCGACGCCAAGGGGCAGCAACTGGGAGACCAAATGAACTTGGGTAACAGTGTCATGGCAATCCCTGCCGGCACCGTCAGCCTGTTCCTCAACGTCATCTCCAGCGAGGCCACGCCCACCGCGAAGGACGGCGACCTCCGAGTCCAGCTCGAATCCGGCGACACCGCGCACGAGTGGATGAAACCCGATGTCACAAGCCTTAGGGGGGGGGGTTATGAATTAGCGAACCTGTATCCGCGTGTCACCGGACTGCCTAAAACATTAGGCACCGACCCGGGTGTTATGGTCACGGAACCATCGCCGGGCACGTACCGGTTCAAAGGCTCCACCACACAAAAGGTTGACTCGTGGGATAGCCTGACATGTTCCGTCCATGTGGACGCGGGCACGTACACGCTGGACGCCTCCGACTGGCCGTATGACAGCAGCTCATGGTTGATTGGCATCCAGTCCACTCTCACCCCCGATGACGGCAGCGGACAGACAATCGCGTTCGAACCTAAGGGCTATGGGCCGCGCCCCTTGAAGGCCGGCACTCTCCAATGCAACATTTTCGTCAACACCACGGGCGAGGTCGATAAGACGTTCACTCCCCGCCTTTACAAAATCGACTGATTCTAGCCCCACACCATACCGTGTGGGGCTTTCTCATTGACGGCCCCGAGTGGGCCCCGATAATCCTGACCCACGACCGTGGGCCACAAACAACAATCCATCCCGAGAAAGGGGACATATGGTCAATAACAAGGACAAGCCGAAGCCATGGCATAAGCGCCTGTTCGCCAAGGTCACGGCACTGGCCGCCGCCATCTGCATGATGCTGCTTCCGGCGACCGCGCACGCGGACATGCAGGGCGTGGACATGAGCAACTGGCAGTGCGGCGCGGACGTCTACAACATGCAGGCCGATTTTATCGTGGTCGGCACCACATGGGGCACCGGGCAAGTCAACAACAACTGCCTCGTGTCCGGCGTCAACACGGACGCCAACCGCATGATCGCCCAGGCACAAGCATCCGGCAAGAAATTCGGTTTGTATCACTACGCGATGGGCGGCAACCCCGAGGCGGAAGCCCAATTCTTCTATCGCAACACATCGAACTATTGGCGTCACGGCATCGTGGCGCTCGACTGGGAGCTAGACGATAATCCCGCATGGGGTAATTGGGATTGGGTGCGCCGCTTCATGGCCGAATGTGAGCGGCTTTCCGGTGGTGTGCGCCCATTGCTGTACACCGGCCCGGTGGCTGGTACCATCCCGCAGGATATCCGCAACCGGTACGGCCTGTGGATTGCCCAGTACGCGAACATGTCGCCTACCGGCTATCAGGCATCCCCGTGGATGATCGGCGCATACGGCGAGGCCATGCGCCAGTACAGCGGTACCGGCGTGGTCAACACGTGGAGTCCGATTGACCTCAACATTTTCCGTGGCGAGGCATGGCAGTGGGATTTGTACGCCAATCCCACCGGCTCCACAGCCCCGGCCCCGGCAACGCCCGCGCCCGTGCAGCCGAGCACTCCCCCGGCCAACACCAACACGGGTGGCATCAGCCACGTCATGCAATGGGGAGAAACCATCTGGGGACTCGCCGTCGCCTATGATGCTTGGCCCCTGTCCGCGTGGCATACGCCCAGCGGTGACATCAACCGCTACTACGTGGGCGACGTCGTAACCTACGGCGGCGGTACCGCCCCCGCATCGTCCGGCGGGGTCTCCAAGGTCCTCCAGTGGGGCGACACCGTGTGGGATTTCGCCACCGCGCACGGTTACAGCGTCAGCCGCTGCACCGTACCCTCCGGCAACATCAACGTCTACTATGTGGGCGACGTGGTGACCTGCCGCTGAGACTCAACAGATGCCGCCACCCGCTTGACCGGGTGACGGCATCACCCCATCATCATCCCTTATTGATCGGAGCAAACATGACCGACAGCAAAAACACGACCGACACCGGCGAAACGCTTCCCGGCGTCGATGTGAGCGACTGGCCCGAGACGGCCGACGTCACCCATGACGTGCCCGACTGGCTCATCCCCAGCCGCGTCTACGACATCCTCAAATGGCTCGGCCTCATCGTCCTGCCCGCACTCGCCCTGTTCGTCAACACGGTCGGCCCCGCATGGGGCTGGCCTCACGTGGACGCGATAGTTATCACGCTCAACGCGCTCGGCATCCTCGCCGGCGCGCTCATCGGCGTCAGCGCCATCAAACAACGCCTCGACCGCGCCGCATAACCACACATAGTTCGGCCCCGTCCGGCATCGCAGACAGCTCGCACAGAGCTTGACTGCTGCCGGACGGGGCCGATTTCGCGTTGTGGCAGAGGGCTTCGCGGGCTCGATTTCTGCCCACATTTTGCCCACATTTTTAGTAAAAACAGGTTAAAAACCGTTAAAACTGGTTAAAACGAAAAAAGCCGCTCAGCCCTACTCCCGCAAGGCAAAGCGGCCATTTTCCAACCCGCTCTCAGCTCAGTGCGTCCTTCAACTTGCTGAAGAAACCTTTCTTTTGACCGGCCTGTGGACGGGATGCCTGGGAGACGTGCGTGGCGCCTGAATCGTGCGAGGCGGCGAACTGTTCGATGAGGCCGCGCTCGGTTTCGTTGAGCTTGGTGGGAATCAGCACATTGACGTGGGCGATGAGGTTGCCGCGCTCGTCCTTGTTGCGGATGTTCGTGACGCCCAGTCCCTTAAGCGTCACAGTGTCCTCAGGCTGGCAGCCGGCCGGGATGGACACGGTCTTCTCACCATCGAACGTGTCAATGGACAGATCGTGGCCGAGCACGGCCCAGCTCATCGGCACCTGAATCCAGCAGTGCAGGTCGTCGCCATCGCGGGTGAACTGCTTATCCGCCTTGATGCGAATGTCGATGTACAGGTCGCCGGCAGCGCCGCCGCCCTCACCCACTTCGCCCTGGTTGGCCAAACGTAGACGCGCGTTGTCGTTGATGCCGGCGGGCACGGTGACGCCCACGGTACGTGTGGTACGCACACGGCCGTGGCCCATGCAGCTGGGGCACGGGTTCTTGATGATGGTACCGTGGCCCTCGCAACGTTCGCAGGGGGCGGAGGTCATCATCTGGCCGAGCATGGTGCGCACGACCTTCTGCATGAATCCCTGGCCGTGGCAGTCGGGGCAGGTGACCGGCTGTGCGCCGCCCTGGGCGCCGGAGCCGCCGCACTCCTGGCACAGGGAGAACGTGCTGATCTTGACGTGCGCGGTGCCGCCGAACACGGCGGTCTTCAGGTCGATGGACGCGGAGGCCAGGGCGTCGCGGCCGGGCTGGGTACGCGGCACCGGGCCCTGTGAGCCACCACCGAACGCGGAACCGAAGAACGTGGAGAACACGTCGCTCATATCGCCGAAGCCCGCCCCGGAGAAGCCGCCGGCACCGGCGTTCGGATCGTTCGGGTCGACGCCCGAATCATACATACGGCGCTTGTCCGGATTGGACAGCACATCGTAGGCGTTGTTCACTTCCTTGAACTTGTCCTCGAATTCAGGGCCCGCGATGTCGGGGTGGTACTTACGGCTGAGCTTGCGGTATGCCTTCTTGATCTCGTCGTCACTGGCGCCGCGTTCCACACCCAGCGTCTCGTAATAATCTGCCACTTGATTGATCCTTTGTGTTCGTTTGGTCTGCGGGTCATTGTGCCACAGACGGCGGTCAGTCTTGGGTCCGGCCCTCGGAGAGGAAGGCGGTCAAATATCTGGCTACGGCCCTGACGGCGGCCATAGTGGCCGCATAGTCCATGTGGGTCGGCCCTATGGAGCCGACGAAGGCGATGGGTTCCGTGTCGTTCGTCTGGCTCTCCGTCTCGGATTCGGTTTCGGGTTCGCCTACGGGATCGTTCCCCGCCGGTTCGCCCGCCGCACCGCTGCGCCCATAGCCACTGCTGACCACGGAGGCATGCAGTAGGCCGGGGGTGTGCATTTCGGAGCCGATGGCCACGCCCACGCCGGATGCATTCGTCTCCTCGCTCAGGTTGCTCATGAGCTTCATCAGCACGACCTGTTCTTCCAGCGCGTCGAAGAGCGGGGCCAGATCGGCCAGGGACCGGGAGTGGGCCAGGTGCGAGGTGCCGGACATGTACAGTTCGTCCGCGCGTTCGTCCAATGCCATCGATTCGAAGGCGTCGGCCAGCGCGTCGGCCACGCC